TTTTTGATTCAGCAGGGGATAATGTAACTAATTTGGTGATTATATCCGCATGTGATATACTTTCTCCTGCTGCTCCCAAAATGCCAGTGAAAGGAGAATTCTGAGACAATCTGTAACACTTCCTCGAAAATGACATCCATGGCTCAGAGAATCTAACATAGAACGAGTTGACTCCTAGGTTAGTCTCAGCAAAAGACATTCCAGCTGACCTATACACTGAGAACAAGAATTCACCTGCGAAACTTGAAAACTTATCTAAAGTTACAAAATTGTCTGGTATAGGCCACTTACTCATCCCATGTCTCCTCTCGAATTGGGACAACTTCCTATCTGTCCTGACTGTTTGGAATAAGCCTAGGGGACCTGCACTCTTATAAACAACTATATCATCTATTTTCAAAGATCTCTTGGTCTTTTCAGATCCCACACGGGAAAACTCTTCTAATCTGACAGCTTCTGGGGGAGCAACAACAGAATCAATATACATAGCCGAATATGTTTCAGCTGACACTATTCCTCTGACCCTGAGATACATGTTTGATATCCCTCCACATAAGACTGTACATAGTGGTTCGATCACTGGGAACCCCCCATATTCCACAGGCTTATAGTATGTGTCAGAGTTTACGAATCCCCATCTCAACCACTGTTCTGTATGCAGAACTAAGTTCAGTACTGTTATGATGTAAGTTCCCATATAAGACCCCCCACTTGATAAATAACTAGCTGCTGATGACATACACTCCATATAGTCCTCTATGTGATTGACACCATTACCCACATCTATTTTTGACATTCTTTGCTTGAGAGAAGGTGTAGCCAGTTGACCATCCTTGTAAAAGTTAGAATTGAGCTCAGCTATAATAAAGTTGTAAGCACTCTTAGTTGTATTCCTCATTATGTTAAATATGTTACCTAATTTATTTGTTATTAGATATTCAAATTTCATGACAGTCACCCTGTTGTAAGACATTGGGACTTTATTTATTCTAAGGGCATCATCTGATGTTGTGAATGTTGATACTGAGCACCCGGGGAATCTTCTAGCCATAATTATTTCACCAGTTTTGCCCATGTTGCCATGCTGCATTGATGATGTTGCTTGTAGTATTCCCTGACACATACTAGCTGCCATTTTCTCTTCATATATGCTATTCTTGATACTTTCCCTATAATCTCTGATAAACTTGTTGATTGGTTCAGAGTTAGAAAAAGTCATATCCTTCTTTTCTATGAGATCAATTAAACCCTCCGGATACTTAGCCCTTTTGTCAAATATCTTGTCAAGGACAGCCATAATCAATTTGAAATAACCCACATCACTCCTTAAAAATCCATACATCATACCAGCAAAATAATTCACATTGTGATTGGGTCCCCATCTCTTTTGATCCGAGTTGTCAAAGAACCAATAGAACTTCCCCTTGTTTTTCCTTGATGCTTTCTCATCAAAAGCTCTTTTAATTTCTTGTTCTACTATCATGTCCTTTTCAGGATTGTTAACAATATCAACATCCCCTATTGTCCTAGATAATACTTTTGATGTTGCTTCAACAAACATGGCCCCTAACCTAAATGCAGCATTCAATACACTAATTTCCCTATGCCCTTTCTGATCTTTTTGAACAATCCTATACCTATACGGCTCAGTTTCTGATATGAATTGGAGGACAGCTTTGGAAAATAGTGAGAAATGGTAATACTTACTTGTAATTGTATCCATTAAAAATACTGATCCTAAAGGGGACTTATTTACATCTTTTGCAGTGAATCCCATGTCAGTTATGAGCTCCTCAATTATACCGGATGCTGCCCTGATTCCCTGTTTATCCTTTGTCGTAGTTCCCCTATCCATTCCTCCTCTCATAGTGCATGCCTCAATGGGGTTCTTACCTACTGTGTTATAAACTTCTTCCATTATCTTCCCGTTCATGTTTGAATGAGTAATAGCAGCACCAATGATCATTGGGATGTTACCTGTATATCTGGAGGGTGCTTTGTTGACTAACCTTGTACACATAAATACCTCATTCTCTCTGAATTTACCTGAGATTAGATAATCTAAGAAGTATAGTTTCCCCTGATTGAATGCAGCAATAGTTTCATTACTAAACCCCACCACTGACTCCATATCATTCCTAATAGCTTGTTCATATATTTTCCTCTCTTC